TGAATTTTTTATTAAGAACGTTGATGAGTTTTTAATCTCTGAGGCTGGGCAGGGCCGCGACTCAGGCGCGGATGCACTTGGGGCATGTATGTTATTTATGGCCGATGTCCTTAAGCATCACAAGGGTATAGACGTAGCGGTAGAGGTTTAACTATGATTGGTATACCCTACACCCAAGAGGTAGACGCAGCAGCTATAGCAGCAGGATCAACTCTTGGCTTGGAACAACAACTACTGGCTAGCGCAGGCCAACCAGCCCTTACAGTACTTGCGGTAGGCTATACAACTTCAGGTAAGGTTCAAGGGGTTTCATTAGGCGCTGGTAATGTTATAGAAGTTTACGCAAATGGAACAGACTATAATTCCGGCACTGTATTATATAGAGAGTTTATGGCCTTTGGTGAGCCTATATGTTTCACAGGTTTGGCTAATGGTGCTATCATTACAAGTACACAAGGATTTTATGGGTTTAGTGAGAATTTTAGTGGCAATAATGAATCACCTATGCCTCTGCTTTCTTATGGTTTATCTTTTAGTTTTACTTTCCTCTATGCGTTTAGAGATGCTAACTCAAACGAAGGTAGGATATGGGTAGTAAACGGCCCTCTTGCTAATTCAATAAAGCTTACAGATGGTGTTGGTGTTACTCAGCTAAGTCAGGAAGATATATCTTTAGATCCTTGGGAGTGGTATGAGTTATCTACAAATGGACGTAAGGAGTATATCCTTAGTGGTATCAATCCTGTAATGGCCTGTGTAGGTACCAATATGGATCTACCGCAATTCCAAGACTTTAGGCTGATAATGCCTCTAACTAATGATGGTATAACTTGGCCTAGATCTGGGTTTGTATCAGCGCCTTATAACAATACTCAGGTAGCTTTTTATACTAGAGATAATACTGAAGGGTTTTTAAATAGTACTCTAGGAACAGGGGTTAGTCCGGGATTTCCTGTCGACTTCGATGCGGCTATAGGCGTTGGCACAGGTGCGAATGATTCGGACTATGAACCAGATGGCGCTACAAGAGTATTTGCTGGTGGTCTTATAAGTGCATACTCAGGAGCAGATAGTGCAGGTTACGAAGCTACGCCTCTAATGCCTACAAGTGCTATGTCTCAAGTAATTGCTCAGCCTTTATTTATAGCCGATTCAGGTGATGGTGGAAGCTCCAGTGTCGCTATAGCGAGCCCTTATGTAGGCACTGCAAAAGTGTATGAATGGAATGATGCCACAAAGGTCTTAGATTTAGCTTATACTATACCTCTAAATAGGAATGGCGTGACCGTCACTACTCAAGATGATCAAAGGCATCCATCTGCTGGGATGGTTGCGAATGAAACTGTCACTGGAGCTGTAGAGTTAGTAGGGCAGCTTAATGCTGGGGTAGTCATTGCGGATGTCCCTGTAACTGTAGTTGTTCAAAATGGTGATGCTACACTTGGCCCTTCAATTACAATAAGATCTCAAAATGGTGCAACTACTGTGGCTATTGTAGATGATGAGGATGAAACCCTTTCTCTAGGTTGGACACCCCCAACATTAAAAGCTGAAATAATAGAAGGTACTGACGGACTCTTATATAAGAGAGTTGTAACAGGCGGTACAGAAACTTGGGAGGTGGCTTAAATGGCTGACGAACTAAGAATACCACTCGACCCTTTCACGCAAACTGGACTAACTTTATTAGGTAAAGTTTACAATAACACTGGCTCTCAGGAGGGATCAACAGTACCGATGACAGAGGACGGCCCTGCTCTATATATAGGGGACTTTGCATTGGGTGCTGTAGGTGATGGCGAATACGTTGTTAGATTTGAAACTAATACACCAGACAAGCTTTATGGAACAGGTTCTTTATTCGTAAGGAATAACGCAGAAGTTAGCCAACAGAGCTTTTTCAATGGCGCATTAGATACTGTCGCCAATGTATCTATTGTTGCCACAACAACAACCAATACAGATATGCGGGGGACTGACTCAGCCATAACGAGTCTAGTCGGTATAGCCACAACCACCAATGTAACTGACGCTCAGGCAACTATAATTGCTGAAATTGATGCTAATGAAACTAAGATAGATGGTGTGAAAGCTAAGACCGATCAACTAGTGTTTACAGCAGGGGCCGTTGATTCAAATGTTGAGGCACTTGCGCAATCAGAGATTACCAAAATCGTAAATCAAACACTTGATGAGGTTATCGACAATAGTAACCATACTGTGCCTAAGTCCCTTGCAAAGCGTATCCGCCAAGCAGGTACAAGCTTAGCTACTGAAGGTACTGTTTCCGATGGCTCTCCGACTGCCAGTAGCTTTATCTCAGACCTGATACAGACAGAAAGTAGTTTCTATGCTGATCAGACGCTTATATTCATAAGTGGAACGTTAGAAGGACAAGCTAGGATTGTAGCGAGCTATAATGGTACGACTAAGGTAATTACCTTTGATGAGGCTTTTTCCGTGGCCCCTTCCAATGGCGATGAGTTTGAAATAAAAGCGGATCACATCCACCCAGTAAGCCAAATTCAGGCAGGGCTAGCTCTTGAGTCTAAGCAGGACACAGTTCAGACAAGCATTGATAACTTAAATGACTTCAATCCTGCAAGCGATACAGTTGCTCGGGTTACCTTAGTCGATACTACGACCACCAACACAGATATGAGAGGAACTGATGGAGCTAACACAACGGCACCGGATAATGCGGGGATTGCAGCGAACGGTGTTTCTATTGGCGCTCTAAACGACTTTGACCCTTCATCTGACACTGTGGCAAATGTCACAACAGTACAAACAACTGTTTCCAATACAGATATGCGAGGAACTGACGGGGCCAATACGGTTACGCCTGACAATGTAGGTATAGCTGCGAATGGAGTTGCTATTGATGCCCTGAATGACTTTGACCCTTCATCTGACACTGTGGCAAATGTCACAACAGTACAAACAACTGTTTCCAATACAGACATGCGAGGAACCGATGGAGCTAACACAACGGCACCAGATAACGCAGGGATCACAGCGAATGGAGTTGCTATAGGTAATCTGAATGATATTACAGCAGCTGAGGTTGATTCACTTATAACCACTAATCATGGGAATGGGTCTTATCTGACAGGAACGGCAGCGGATATATCAACACTGGCAACGAAAGATAACCAGAATGTTATCAATGAGAATGTAAAGAAATCAAGTAAGATAATCCCTGCAAGCGGGAATCTACCTGACTCATAAAAAAAAAACAAGGAGACCTTTATGGCATATGGGTACAGATACCAGTTGCCTGAAGGTCTCGACAACGACCAGAACAGGCAGTTGATAAATCTCGCAATAACTACAGCGAGAAATGCATCAGCAGTCAATACTGGAGACTTCAGGAAAGGATGGACCGCAGGAATAAGTAACGACATACTCACAGTGAAAAATAATGTGAGATACGCTATTTATCTGGAAATGGGTACAGTCCTCTCTAGAAGACACAGATATAAAGTAAGAGACGCACTAAACCGTATAGGGTTTGATACAGGAACTCCTGTAGTAACAGACCCTGACACGGCAGCAGAGATAGATCGGGCAGATAGGAACCAGAACCCTCAAGGGGATAATGTAGCTATCGAAACAGGTGTTCCATCAGGTGCAGGTCAACCTGCAAGTAATATAGAAGGAGCCAATCCTTTAGGAATGGACGACATACTACTTCCCTCGGAAGACCCTGTGGATATCCTGATCACCTCAATACCGCTACTTAATGACAAGATAAGACCCGACATTACGTACGCGATAAACACTCAACAGGAAGCAATAGAAGCGTACAAGAAACTAGTTCAAGGTTTCGATATACCTACAATTGAATCCGCAATAGAAATGAGAAGAAAATTGATAGGGCAGAAAGTCCCTGTTATCGACTTATTTAATAAAGCAGCCATGATAGCACTTCTCGCGACAATGGCAGCAGATAGCCAAGAGGAAGAAACCAATGAGCGAAACACTAATATATAAAGCACACAAGGAACGAAGAGAAATCACATGCCCCGTATTGCTTCCTGAAGTGGTAGACGCACACGGTGAAATCTACTCAGAAGAAGAAGTACTAAAAGCATGCCGCAATTACCAAGAGCACTGTAATAAATCAAATCTACAGCATATGTACCAAATGGATGATAGTGCTGCAGAGTTCATAGAATCATACGTACTTCCTACAGAAATGACGGTAGATGGAGTATCATTGCCAAAAGGCACATGGATGATGACAATGAAGGTAAAGAACGACTCCTTATGGAAAGCAGTTAAGGAAGGAGAGTTCACTGGATTTAGCATTGGATGTATGGCACAAACGGAGTACCTCAAAGATGAGTAAGAAAAAAGCAATCAAACGCTTGACTGATTTCGATTTCAGTCAAGAATTCTGTCATGTAGCATTAGTAGATGAAGCAGCTAATGAACATGGCATTGTGGTCATGAAGGCCAAACAGGTAGAACAGACACCTGTAGAAAAGAAAGCAGAACCGATCTCGGTGTCTGATAAACCAAAGGATGACAATATGTCAGTCGAAAAAACAAAAGAAGTAGAAGTAGTCGAAAAGGCTATGGACGAAAAGAAGCCGTGTACTAAGTGTGAAAAAGCACCTTGTGCATGTGAAAAGAAAGACGAAAAGAAAGTCGAGAAGGCTGCAGTAGTAGTCGAAGAGACAGTAGTAGTCGAGAAGGCAGTCGAGAAAGTCGAAGACACACGCACATTGGAAGAAGTCCTTAAGAGCAATAGTGACATGGCTGAACAACTCGAAGTATTCAAAGCAGCTAAAGTAGCCGCTGAGAAGTCTGAATTCGTATCGAAAGCAAAAGAGCAATGCAACATTGTCAAAGACGAAGAAGCTGATGCACTATTTGTAATCAAGAGTCTCGCACCAGAAGCATATGAAGTAGTAATGAAAGCTATTACTACAGCTAACACAGCACTCGATGCAATGGAAGTAGTCGTTGATCCTGTAGGATCATCTGAAGCAGGAGACCTAGATAAAGAAGTAAGCTTCCAAGATCGAGTGATTACTAAATCCAAAGAACTTATGTCTGAAGATGCTTCACTCAAACCGAACATGGCACGTGATAAAGCTCGTGGTATTCTTCGTGATGAGATCAAGAAAGCTGCTTCTGCAGAGTAAGAAACAAAAAAAAAACATATTGTGATCCAAGG